GGTGTTAGAAAAGCGAGACTATATAATGAAAGATGTGTTTCGTAGAGATATCTACAGAACACTTTATCGTCCTTATCCAGAGCCAGATTCTTTGGTTTTTTGGAGATCTGCCGATCGTAATGAAATTAGAATGTGCTGGCAATTACCTGAGAAGCACTTTATGGACAATATGCTTGATAACTGGGAATTGTTTCAGGATAGAGCAGAAGAACTTAGGTTGATAAAAGCTTGGATTAATTTTGATCTTTTTGCTTTTGGTTTTATTAAAGATCAGATGGGAAATTGGCATGAGAATCTTGATTGGAAAGGAGATAAAGAATTAAAGGCTACTCCTCCAAAAGGATCTGTGGAGCTTATTTTACCAGCAGTTCTTTAATATTCTGTGCTATAACCGGTTGATTCTTTGAAGCTCAGCCCAGTTATCGGTAATTTTTTATGCCAATAATTGCTTCTTAGATTGGCTCTTCCTTGAATCAAGCATTCATCGGAACAATAAATTGGCCTGCTTGTCATTAATTGCTCATCACAAATCCTACATTTCTTACATTCATAAGGCTTTGGAGGAATATTTAGGACTTTTTCATCATAAATACATTTGTAGCATCTATCTTTTCCATAAAAATCCTCGGATTTCCTATCGACATTACATGATGGGCACTTCATAATACCTCACTTTTCCCTAGATATTTAAACTTTTATACATTAAGGTGCAAGCAAAGGTATAAGCAGCCTTAAAATGCTTTAAAGGTCTTATAAGCGTATTGACCAGCGCAAAAAAGGATTATTTAATGGACGAAGTCAATCAAAGCGAAGGGCAAGAGGTCGCACCTCCAATGACTGAGAACCATGAGTCTCAAGTTGAAGCTCAAGCAGCTCCTGTCGAAACAGCTGAAGAAAGCCGTCAAGACAGAAACTGGAAAGAGATCAATCGAGCAAAAAAAGAACTCGAAAGAGAACTGAGATTGTCTAGGGACATGAATGAGAAGCTTGTGCAAGCACAATTGGATCGCATGAATCCCCCTAAAGCCGTTGAGGTAGATGAACTTGACTCAATTGATGATAGTGAATTTATTCCTAAGGGAAAGGTGAAGAGTCTCGTGCGTAAAGAAGCCGAGAAGATTGCCAAGGAAATCTCCCAAAAGGAATATGACAGGATCAGCAAGGAAAGGGAAGCCTCACAATATCTTCATAGGCTAAAAAGCCAATATTCAGATTTCGACGAGATCGTTAACTCTCAAACATTAAGTTTACTAGAAGAACAAGACCCTGAACTAGCTGAGTTGATCGTATCATCAAAAGACCCTTATAAAATAGGGATGCAGAGTTACAAATACATTAAAGCAATGAATATTGCGGAAAAGGTGCCAGAAGCGCGAAGGTCTAAGGAAGTGGACAAAAAGATTGAGCAAAACGCGAAAACCGTTCAAACGCCTCAAGCTTATGATAAACGACCAATGGCTCAAGCTTTTGTATTAACCGATACCGAAAAGAAAAAGCTTTATCAAGAGATGAATAGTTACGCAAACATGGCTAGCGGGGTCCCAGAAATGAGGTAATAAATGACCGTATCCATCTCCACTATGCCTCCGCAAATTCAGCAGAGGTATAACGCAAAGCTCTTGTCAACTCCAGAACGCAACTTGATTCACAATCTTTTTGCAACACCTGTAGAGTTGCCAGACAACCAAGGCTTCATCGACAGACAAAGCCGCTATGATAGACTAGATCTATTCCCAGTCCCAATGGACGATGCGCAAACTAATCCACCTTCCCAAGCTCTTAATCGTGTTGATGTTGATTGCCGTGTACGTGTATACGCAACCTATATCGTTTTGACACGCCAAGTTACAATCACAAACGAAGATCCTGTATTGAATTCAGCTGCTGCTCGTCTTGGACAAGCTGCTCGCGAAACTCAAGATATTCTTCAACGTGATAGTTTGGAAAGCACAGCTGCGATCGTTAACTCTGTTAACGGTTCTAACGGTGACTTGCCAACTGAAATGGCTTCTGATGACGTGACAGACGTGTTTACACTTCTGCAAAACGCATCTGGTGACTTCATTACAAATATCGTTGAAGCTGATAACAAATTCGGCACAAGCCCTGTTGGTGATTCTTACGGTTGTATGCTTACAACTCGTATGATTCCTGTTCTTTACAACATGACTGGCTTTACACGAAAATATCAATATCCACACATTGACAAAACCCTATCCACAGAGATCGGTGGAGTCAACAACGTTCGATTTTTTATCTCAGAACAAGGTTCTGTAACAGCAAATGCGTCAATGTTGACAGCTGATGTTGCTAACTGCTTTGTTGTAGCTAAAGAAGCTTACAAAGTGGTATGGCAAGCAGGTGGGAAGATGAGATTTATCTATCTACCTCCAGGATACAACAACGATCCATGTATGTTAAGACATACAGCAGGTTGCAGCTTCTATCAAGGTCAGTGTATCACTAATGATGCATGGGCTGTAAACCTACGCTCAACCGGTATTTAAGGAGGACTAATTTATGTTACCATATGAAATGATCGCTGGTGGAAGATTCTCTCTTACAACAGCTTTAATTGCTTCTGGTGTTGACGTTAAAGTTAATAGCCAGAATCCTCCTGATTATATTCTTATGCAATCAGTAGGCAATGCCGCTGCTACAGCTGGATGGGGTGAGGCTAATGATGCTCAAGCTATTCAGTTTTGGTGGGAAAAATCAATGAATCAGGGAACAGCAAAAGGTCTTTTGCAAAGCTCTGCTGCTGCAAATGCTCCTGCTATTACGTCTGCTTTTGTTGCTACAAATGGTATTTTTACTTACGACACAGCAAATCCTCCTACATTCGCTGGTTTAGCCGGTACGGTTATCTCAGGGATTGCAGGTACATTTGTTGTAACTATGGCCAACACCGGTACAATTTCTGTGGGAGATACTGTTAGACTCACAAACGTTACTGGTGAACAGCAAATTGCTGGGTATCCATTTGGTGTTACTGCAGTAACTGCAAATACAAACATCACTTTAGGCTATATGGCTTCAAGTGGTATGACATTTGCAGCAGACGCTTCGGCTGTTACTGTGACTAAGTACATTCCTAACCGCTTTTATCCTAAAGAGCGCCGGATTGTTAATATCACAAAAGCAACTCAAGCAGTGGTTTCCTTTGCGCAGACTAACAATTTTACAGTGGGTGAAAATATCTCTTTTAGAGTTCCTTCTTCTATGTGGGGTATGACAGAGATCAATAACAAGACTGCAAGAGTGCTCAGCGTTACCAATAGCGCAACAGTATCTTCGATCACTTTAGATCTAGATACAAGCGGCTATACAACGTTTACATTCCCAACGAGTGCTCAAACAGTGGCCGGCGCTGCTGGACCTGCTGTAGCGATTCCTGCTTCGTCAGGTGTAATTCCTTTCAACGGTAGTGCAACTATCGCTCAGGAACCTCCTGGAACAAACCTATTAGATTCGTTTGATAATAGAAACGTACGGCTAATACACTTTGGACCCGGATTATTTAATATTGCAAGTTTTACATCTGATGCTGAAGACATCTGGATGTGGCAAGCATTCAAATATTCCGATTATCAGCAAAGTAATTTGCCTAGCACTTAAAAAAGCAATCTCCTTTTTTAGGGTGGTGACAATTTGTCCCCACCCTTTTTAAACCCTAAGGAAAAAAAATGGAAATTAGAGAATTTAATAAGAAAGAAAGTAAAAGAGTTACATCTGAGCAATCAGCTGAAATGATTAAAAAGATACGCAAAGAACATGACAAGCTAGTAAAAGGGATGTTTGAATTCTTAGATGCTCAGGGAGGATGGTTAGAGTTCGGTGTACGCTTCTTTAAAGGTGAACCCTTAACAATCATTAAGTTAATTCATGGAGAGATTTGCGAGCTACCTATGGGTATTGTAAAGCATCTAAATAACACAAAGAAGAAAGTACGAACCATGGCGCCTAATATCGCTGAATCAGGAACAATACGAGGAATTCCAGCTACTTATAGTGTTCAATCAAGAGTTCGATTTACCCCTGTGGATGTAATGTAAATGTCATCGCATGTAATTTATCCTACATATCAGTTTGTGACAGGAATAACCAGAGCAAACCCTTCTGTAGTCACCACTTTAGATGATCATGATTTTACTCCCGGTGAGATCGTGTCATTTAGAGTGAGTGTTCCTTATGGAATGGTAGAGATAAATAATAAGGAAGTTAAAGTAATTTCAACAACTTCAAATACACTAACGATTGACTTGGATACGACTTCGTATTCTGCATTCATATACCCAGTTTCTGGTGAAAACACCCCGCCAGTAATTGTTCCATCAGCATCAAGTGTTGTGCCGGGATTTTATACACCTGCAATGAATCTTGCGGATTCATTTGATAATAGGAGAGTAAATTGAGCATAGGTACACTAGCAGCTATCATCACAAAGACTCGTCAGCTAAGCAACAGTGGCACAACAAGTCAACTGACCAATCAACAGATTATTAATTATATCAATAGTTTCTACCTTTATGATTTCCCAGCTCAATATCGTGCTCTTAAGCTTCAAGATAAGGTTACCTTTAACACTATTAAGGGGATTGATACTTACGCTTTTGATTCTGAGCATTTTTCTACAGTTCAGATGCCATGTTATTGTGCCGGAAGGGAAATCAAACTTTTTAATGATCCTTGGAGTTTCTTCGGAGTCAATTTCAATTGGTTCCAGCAGCAAAATCTTACTTCAGGAGATGGAACAGCTGGCCCATACTCAGGAACATGCCAATCCACACCCATTCTAAGAAGCACAAGCAATAATCCCATTACGCAAACAAAAACCCAATCAACTTCCGTATTCCCTATCAATTATCAATCCCAATTCACTCAAGACGCTAACATTGGAAGAGTACAGAACATTCTTATTACGGTGAATAGAGCAAACGGAGATACGCTTAATGTGACGGATGATGGTGCCGGCAATCTTATTGGAAACTGCATTTCAGGTACGATTAACTATAGCACAGGAGCTGTTTCCAATTTAGTGTTCAGCAATACAGTTCCTTCTGGTGAGACAATCACAATCGAATACAATTCTCAAGTTCTGGCTATTCCTCAGGGTGTGATGTTCTATCAAAACCAATTCACCATGCGTCCTGTACCTGATAAGGGTTATACGATTACCCTGACAGCTTATAGATTACCTTCCCAGGCTTTACTAGGCTCAGGAACGGTGATTGACATGGCAGGAGTCCCAGAGCAGATAGAATGGTGGGAAACGCTTGCCTTTGGGGCTGCAAAGAAGATTTATGAAGATAGATTGGATCCTGATGGTGTTGCTCTCATGGATAAGGCTTTGAGAGAACATTATGCATTAAATGAAACAAGAACATATGCTCAATTAGGCAAGAATCGCATGCCTACACTGTTTGCAGATCAGCTTTCTTATAATTACGGTTCAGGTGGTTTTGGCTTTGGTTCAAACGGATAAATAAGGAAAATTATGACTTTCACTCTAGGCATTCCAAAAGGTTCTCAAAGTTTAAATCAGACCTTTCAGTCTATCCAGGACAACTTTACTAACTATAAAACTGTTGTTGGAATTAACCACTTTGCTCCTAATACTGCAAATCAAGGTAAGCATACTTTCGTAGAGATGCCTAATTTTTCTGGCACACCGACCACATTTGCAGGCGAAGGAAGTATCTTTAGTAGAACTAGAAATGGTTATAGTCAAGTTTGGTATACACCGGATGCTGGAGCGGTGCGCTATCAATTGACAAGATGTGACGATGCGAATTTTTCAACCTTTGCAGCTTATACTCCTTATGGAGCACCTCCAGCAGGTTTTACTCAAAGTGGAGGGTGGACATTTCTCCCAGGAGGCCTATTAATGCAATATGGATTTTATGGGAAATCTGGGGCCACGGGAAGTTCTGGTAGTATTGAATTCCCTGTAAACTTTAGTTTCTTTCCCTACTCTATACAGTTATCATTATATCGAGGGTCAGGTGATCAGTCTTTAACTATAGATTCTGGATTTAACCCAACCCCATCAAAATTTAAGTTCCTTACTTCTTCAAGTGGTTCCGATGGTATTTATTGGTCAGCAATAGGGGAATAATGCAGATAAATCCACTAACTCCTATATTCATTGCAGGTGATCTTCAAGGTCTACAAGACGATGTAAAGCCATTTATGCTTCAAGATCAAGCATTTTCTAAATTAAGAAATGCTTATTCTTGGAGAAACAGATTAAGAAAAAGAGAAGGTCTTCAGCTTCTGGGAAGACTTCGGAGAATTATTGAAGCATTCGCTTCTATAATCACTTATGGAACCATTAATGGGACAAATACATTCAATATTTTTACAGCTCTTGGAGTTAATGTAACTGAACCTAATGCGATGGTAGAACTTGGTAATACAACCACAATAACCATTGTTATAGCAGCCACAGGTCAGACTTTAACAAATACAGATGGAACTTCAACTTTAATCGTTGGAGGAGCTGGAAATATCACCTCAGCTTGGATAAATTATTCTACTGGTATCGTGACAATAACTGCCAATGCCATTAATGCTCCAGCTGGTGTAACCATTTCACTAGCTTACTATCCCGGTCTTCCTGTCATGGGTATTATTGATCGAGAAATAGGCACTATTAATGCTGAAGAAACAATTTATTTTGATACTAAATATTCTTATGTTTTTGTAGGTACTGGCTTTCAGGATTTTGATGCTACAACCACATGGACAGGAGATAATTGGAATCTATTCTGGGGAGATAATTACCGAGGTTCAACCCCTGATGCAAGACTGCTTTTTGTCACCAACAATGTTGCTGATGTTACAAATCCGATTCGCTATACTAGTGGTGGAGCATGGACGAGCTTTATTCCTTTAGTAGATGCCACTCACAGTCTATTTCAGACGAGATTAATCATTGCTTATTACGGAAGATTACTTTTCTTGAACGTGCGGGAAGGAGTAACAGCAGCTGGTGTTGCTAGTGCCGCTAACATCTTCAATAGATGTCGTTTCTCAGCAATTGGAGACCTTACAGCAGTCGATGCTTGGAGAAGTGATATCTTTGGGAAAGGCGGCTTCATTGACGCTCCTACAAACGAAGCAATCGTTTCTTGCTCATTCTTTAAAAATACTCTCATCGTTAACTTTGAACGTTCCACCTGGCAACTGCGTTACGTAGGAGAATATGGACTACCCTTCCTTTGGGAAAGAATTTCATCAGACTTCGGTTCTGATTCTACATTTTCTGATGTTATCTTTGACGCTGGGGTTCTCACCGTCGGTGATAGGGCTATAACAACATGTAGTGCTGTTAATGTACAACGGATAGATATACCAATACCAGATCTTGTGTTTACCTTTAGAAATCTTGAGCATGGTATTGACCGTGTCACTGGACATAGAGAATTCAGAAAAGAATTAGTCTACTGGAATTATGTCGATCCGAATTTCTTAGGTGAAGAGCAAGTCTTTCCTAATAAAGTATTAGTCTACAATTACCGCAATAATACCTGGGCTCAGTTTGATGATCGTGTAACTTGTTTCGGTACATTCCAGCCTACTAGTGGAATCACTTGGAATAGATCAGATATCTTTTGGAATGATGATAATGTCCTTTGGGGAGACTTTGACAACCAAAGCGAGTTCCCATTTACCGTAGCAGGGAATTCTCAAGGTTATGTCCATTATTTTGCCGCAAGCAATCCTGATGATGTTTCTTACTCTATCACGGCAATTGCTGTAGATGGTGTGACAGGGAACTTGTTGATCACTGTACCCAACCACACCATGTTTTCAGATGATATTATTAAACTTAGCGGATTGCAGTTTGTGACGACAGCAACAGGCGTTGCAACAACCACGAATCTGAATGATGAAATATACCAAGTACAGTTTGTTTCATCTACTCAAGTAGCTCTTTTTAAATGGGATGGAACGCAATATACACAATTCACTTATACCCCATCACTTGCAA